TAGCATTTCAACATCAGCAGTAGCAATACCAACTGGACTTGCGGCGGTAACTGCTGTAGGATCGCCAACGATTTCTGGCACTGCAACGGTTATACCAACAGGTCAATCAATGCAGTCAAACGTAGGAACTGTAGCAAAATACACTTGGAGAGAAGTTGATGATGCAGCAACAATGGTATGGTCAGAAGCGGCTTAATGTGTTAGGATAAGATATGGCGTCAACATTTTCAACAAGGTTAAAAATAGAACTCATAGGATCTGGTGAACAGTCTAATAACTGGGGTAATATTACCAATAACAACTTTTCTCAGTCATTAGAGCAGTCAATTGCAGGTGTTTATACAAGAGATTTAAGCGCACAATCTAGCCCATATTCTCTTACAAGTGGTAACGGACCAAGTGCACAAACAGCAAACGAAGCTAGACAAGCTGCAATTATATTTACGGGTCATGCTACTGACTTCATTGTACAGTTTCCTGCAGTAGAAAAATTATACTTTTTAAGAAACGCAAGTACTACTAAAAAAATCACAGCCAGACTTGGCGGAAGTGGTAATACTTTTGTTATCAATCCTAATAGAAATGTTTTCTTATCAACTGATGCTACAAACTGGTTTGAAATACAAACACAGGGTAGTGATTGGTTAACAAAAACGACAACGTACACAGCTTTTGCTGGAGATAAAATATTTGCAAATACAACGGGTGGGGCTTTTACAATCACGCTACCAGCTACGGCTTCTGTAGGTGACGAAATACGCTTTGTCGATCTTGCTAATACTTTTGATACAGCTAATTTGACTATTGGAAGAAATAGCCATAAAATAGATGGACAAACATCAGACCTTACGGTTGCAACAGAGGGAGCAGCTTTTGCTCTTGTTTACTCTGGAGCAACATTTGGTTGGAAACTACTGGAGAAATAATATGCCAACATACGAATCTATTAAGTATAAATTTTCTGGTGCCGCTGTTACTGGCGTTTTGAAACCAGGCAATAACCTTAACGATGTATCTGCTGCAGGCACATCAAGAACAAATTTAGGTGTTGCAATTGGATCAGACGTGCAAGCTTTTATATCTGCAACTGCGGGTACGAATGCTAACGGCAATAGAACTGTAAGCACGAACAATCCTACAGGTGGCAGTGATGGAGATATTTGGTTGAAGGTATCATAAAGTGCCATGCCAATGTATGTCAAAGATGGTGGAGATTGGAGAATACTAGATACATCGGGTGATACACCTGATCAAATGTATTGTAGAGACTCTACAAGTTTTACAAACAAAACAATATTAAATGCGTACGTCAAAACAGGAGGCGTATGGAAAGAATTTTATAACATCTTTGAAACTACTTCTTTTCAAACTTTTACTGATACAACACAAATTTTAACAACAAGAGTACCAGCTTTAGCTAATAAAATACATATACAAAAAGCAGTCGCTGGAGGCGGCGGTGGAGGTGGTGGTTTAGACTACGATCAAGCTGGCTTTGAAGATGGTGGCGGTGGGGGCGCATCTGGTGCATTCATATCGGATATGGTTTTTAGTGTTACAGGGGGTGAAATATTGAGTTTTCAGATAGGTGCTGGAGGCACAGGCGGTAACGGTGTGGGTGAACCACCAACTAATACACAGGGTGTTACAGGTGGTGCTACAACTTTATCTGGTGCAACGACTGGACCGATATTTACTTTAAATGGTGGATCTGGTGCGGTATCTACAGGTGGTAGAGTATCGGCCCCTGCTTCTGTTGCTGGTGTAGGTGGGACAAGAACGGGTTTTGCAACCCCAGTTTCTACTGGAACAAGCACTGATGGTCTTAACATTACCACCTTTACAAGCGGTCCTCGTGGCACGTTTAATCAGCAAGGTGATGGTACAAATGGAACAAACGGTGTAAGGTATAGTGGTGACAATGCTAATGGCGTTGGATCGCCAGGCGGTGCATCTTTTGTTAATTTAGCAGGAACTGCTGGTGCAGGGGGCGATGCAGGTAACGGTGGTGCTCCTGAGTCTGGACAGTTTGGTAAAGCTGGCTCCCAAGGTGGAGGCGGTGGCGGTGGAGGTACTGAGCAAGGTGCTCCTGGTGGTTCAGGTGGCGATGGTTTAGTAGAATTTAGATTTTTGAGAATATAATGCCATTAGCTAAGTTACAATTTCAACCAGGTATAGATAAACAAAATACTGAATACGGTGCAGAAGGTCGTTGGATAGATTCTGATAATGTAAGATTTCACTATGGTTTACCGCAAAAAGTAGGTGGTTGGCAAAAACTTATTGACGACACACTTATAGGTGTTGCAAGAGATATTCATGCATGGACATCTTTGGATGGTGTACGGTACACGGCTCTCGGAACAGATAGAAAATTTTACATATACACAGAGGGTACTATTGCTGATGTTACTCCTATAAGAAAAACAACAAGCAGTATATCCAATCCTTTTACAACAAATGGAACTAACAACGTTACTGTAACAGATACTGGACATCAGGCTTCACTTGGTGATTTTGTAACATTTGATTCTTTTTCTGCAATCGATGGACTTGATATGAATGCAGAGTTTGAAATTACATCTATAACAAACTCTAACAGTTATGTGGTAACACAAACTAGTAATGCTTCTGGATCTACTTCTGGAGGTGGCGGCACTGGTAATATTAATTATCAAATAAGTATAGGACCAGATGCTTCTGTGTACGGTTATGGTTGGGGTATAGGCACTTGGAACACAGGCACTTGGAACACGCCAAGATCTACTTCAACAGTTACACTGGACGGTAGAAATTGGAGTTTTGATAACTTCGGTGAAGATTTAATAGCTACGGTTCATAAAGGTGGTACTTTTAGATGGGATACTTCTGCAGGATTAAGCACAAGAGCTACTATTATATCTCAAGCACCTACCACATCTAGATTTAATCTTGTATCAATGCCAGACAGACACGTATTTTTGTTTGGCACAGAAACTACAATCGGAGATAGCACAACAAGAGATGATTTATTTTTACGATTCTCATCACAAGAGGATTTTACAACATGGACACCAACAGCAACTAATACATCTGGTTCTTTTAGAATACAGGATGGCTCTAAAATAGTAGCTGCAGTTAGATCTAGAAACGCCGTGTTGGTGTGGACAGACAATTCTTTACATGCTTTGCAGTTTGTAGGCGCTCCCTTCACATTTTCATTAGTAGAGCTTGGCGCCAATTGTGGTGCTGTTGGTGTGCACTCAGCCGTGGATATAAATGGTGTAGCTTATTGGATGTCACAAAATTCATTCTACTTGTATGATGGTACAGTTAAAAAATTACCATGTAGTGTACAAGATTATGTGTTTGAAGATTTTAGTATTGCCAATTATCCTGAGACTTATGCAGGTATTAACTCTGAATTTAATGAGATAACGTGGTTTTACCCTTCTGCAGCGTCAACACAGATAGATAGAGCAGTTACATATAATTATTTAGAAAAATCATGGCACACATCTAATTTAGACAGAACCTCTTGGTCGGATTACGGTGTGTATCAACAACCATATGCAACTAAATATTTTCCTAACAATACAGCTACAACACCAACTGTCATAGGCTTGACTGCTGGAGCAACAACTTTCTATGAACATGAAGTAGGATTTGATGATGACGGCACTGCTATGACAGCATTCATAACGTCTGGTGACTTTGACATACAAGATGGTCAACAAATGCTTTCTATAAGTAGAGGCATACCAGATTTTAAAGATCAAGTTGGAGATGCAACAATCAAATTAGGTTTAAAATCATTTCCTTCAGAAACAGGGACTACAATTTCAAGAACTGTAAATACAAACACGACAAAGTTTGATTTGCGTGGTAGAGGTAGACAAGCTAATATTGATATTAGAAGCACTGAAGTAGGTGCAAACTGGAGATACGGTACATTAAGATTAGATATAAAACCAGATGGAGGTAGATAATGGCTAAAATAAGCACAACGAGATTACCTGACTCAACACCAGAATATGAACCATCACAATTTGATGCACTTATTCGTGTGCTAGAGCAGATTACGCAACAATTAAACTTTGGATTCCAACA